TCATATGGAAGACATGATTGAGGGAATGTTCTCAGAATCTAAAGTTGATAACATTTTAAAAAAATATTTTAAAATTGACGAAAGAGAAAGAGTTTTAACTGAAGAAAAAAAGAAAAAACAAATAACTGAGTCAGACAAAAACAAAAAAACAGTTCAGAGAATTAAAAGTTTATCTGAAAGTGTTTCACAAGAAATTTCATCAACTAAAATTATTACAAAATACCCAAAGGCAAAACTTTTAGGTAAGAATAAAAATAGTAACTTAGTATTTGAATATAATAATAAAACACTTAGAGTTACACCTAACGGTAGCGTTCTATGAGTTATTTAATTTATGTAAATGAATTAGGACCAAACTATAAAGGAGATAACATTTACGAATTTATCTTCTCAGTAGGTTTGGAAAGTATTTGGGGAGATTCTTGGGAATCTAAACCGTCTAACGGATATCCTTCTCCACCTGATTTAGAACACATAGATAAAGTTGGGGTTTTGAAAAATGACACCGTTACATTGTCTGTTATACAAAACTCTGATTATTTTTCAATGATAGACGCAATTGATGGAGTAATTGCCTTATCTTGGGAGAACGAAACAGAAACCACTAATTTTGAGGTAAACAAAAGATTAGTGTTTAGATTCGGAGAAACTGAGGAATCGGTTAAAAATAAATTGTATGAAAGGGACATAGTCCTTGAATTTGAAAAAAAAGTAGTTTATGAAAACTAGTAATAAAAAAATACTTCAATTAATTAACCACGGATTTAGTGGAAACCTTCTTTCTGATTTGAATGAAGGTCAAATAAACGCTTTACATAGTAGATTATCTGAACAAGTTACAAATCAATCAATACAGTCAGTAGGTCCTGAAGGGGGTAACATTCAAATCGACCCAAGTAAAAAAACATTATCTTTAACTAAAGACCCTAACAAACCAAACACATTTAAAGTTAGTCAAACCGAATCAGAAAATCCTGATGAAGAAATGAATTGGTTAATGAAAGGTAGTACTCAAGACCCACAACAAAAGGGTCCAAGTAGTGATGATGGGTTTGGTAATGAAACTGATGGTATGGATATCCCTGAGGGAAAAGAATTACGTGAGAAATTTGAATCAAAAAAACAACAAAAATACTTCTTCGCAAAATGTGGTGATGGTAAAACCAAAGAACAAAAAAAATGGTGTAAAATAGCTGAAGAATTTGCCGAAAAGACTAACTTTGGAAAGTTAAAGAAAGAAACAAAAGAAACATTTGATATGGGGGACTATTATAAAAAAGTTGTAAGCACTGCCGCAGGATTGAATAAAAAGAATTTAAACCAAATTTCACCAAGTGTTAGTATGGGTGAAAGTGAACTTGAGAAAAGAATCGTGAGATTAGTTGAAAAACACATTACTCCTAAGATGTCTAAAAAAGATTTCTTATCTTTGGTGTCTGAACAAGGAACTAAGGAAAAAGAAAAGACTAAGGAAAAAGAAAAAACAAAAGAAAAAGAACGTGGAACCCCTTATAGTCCTAAGCCAGGCCCTGCAAAGGCTCCAAAAGCTCACAAACATGAAGTTGATGAACAAGATGTTGCCCCTTCAAAACCAAGAATAAAAGAACCTGTGACAAAACCGAATAAACCTGGAACACCTTATAGTCCTAAGCCAGGGCCCGCTAAGGCGCCTAAGGCATCCAAAGGAGAATTGCCAAGTTGGTTATCATTTAAATCAATCGGAATTAAATTAAAATAATATGAGCCTGAATTTAAAAATGGAAAAAATATTAAAAGCAAAAAGACAGTTAGAAAAAAAATCTTTGTCTGAAGGTTTAACAAATAAAGAACGTTCTCTTTTAACTGAAATTAAATCAAGTTTAAGAGAAGCTCCGATTGATTACGAAGGGCCTGAAAGAATGGAACCGGGTATTGAACGAAAGATTACCTCGAAACAAACACCGTATCACGAACATCCTGCGATGCCAGGTGGTGACAAAGACTTTATTGAAGTTGTATCGTCAAAACGATTTAAAGACTCTGTAGACAAGGTTAGACGTTATTTAGGTAACACGGCACCATTACAAGGTAGAAATCCTTTAATGAACCTTATGGGTATGGTTATGGGAGGTTTACGAGAAGTCTCAAGAATTGAAAGTCAAAACAAAGAGTATCTTGAAAATTTAGCGATTGATTTAGTTAAGAAAGAACTTGGAATCCCTAAAGGGTCGTTACAGTTTGACGCCAAATTAGTTCATGGTGGTATGGGTGCGGCTAGTTCATGGTGGTATGAGCGCTGCCGAAGGTATGAGAACAGAACCTCAAGAACCTGAACAAGAAGAAGTTGAGGACGCGTTTAAAGAGGCGGAGGAACATACTGAAGATTTGTTAAATTTTGCAGATGCGTTCGAACAATTCAATTTAGAAAAAGCAAAAAGAAGATTTATTAACTCATTAATACAAGGGGCGGCGTTTAAAGGTGGTCATATGTATGTTTTGGTTGGTGAAGAATTAAATAGATTAGACCCACAATTGTTAAACCTTTATGGTGTAACACAATCATTAATGGAACACATGTATTGGATATATCCTGATATGGAAGGTATGGCAGGTTCAGGTGGTGGACAAATGGGTCAAAGTGAAGTTGATGAAGAAACTGACCCACCAACAGTTAAAGCGAGGGCCGCAACATTTCCATTACTTATTCACGAATTAGTAAAAGGTGTTTATGAGGTATTCGGTACACATGGTTTACCTGATGACCCTAAACAACAAGAATTGGTTATGAATGCTGAAGACACATTACCTGCCGAAATTTGGGACTCAAGATTGGGACCTATATTTTGGGAAAAATTTGTCGCAACATATCCATCGGAATTATTCGAAGACGATATGAAACATATCCAACATTATCTTTTCATGAGATTCTCTAAATTGGACGCTAAAGAATTTTTTAGGGTTGCAAAATTAATTTTAAATGGTGACCCACAAGGAACCCAATTTATCCAAAAAATGGTTGATGAAATTGTTAAGGATTTAAAGAAACAAGATTACGAAGATAGTATGCCTGACGGAGACGATAACTTAGACGATATTGACATATCTTCTTTAGGATTCTAAAATAAGGATTAAATTTATATAACCCCTCATTTATTAATTTAAATGGGGGGTTTGATATTTATATAAAAATGGTTTTATGAGTTTAACTAAAGAACAGTTATTAATGGAGTATGTAAAATGTATGAGGGATACTCCTTATGCGTTAAGAACGTACTTGCAAACATATGATAACACAGTATCTAAATATGTTCCATTGGAGTTATTTCCTGACCAAATTTTTTTGTTAGAGGATTATGAGAACTATAATGAAAATATTGCATTAAAATACCGTCAGGCAGGGGTTACAACAGTAACCGCAGCATGGGCGTCGAAAAAATTAGTTTTTGCTAAAAAAGAAAGACCTGAAAAAATTCTAATTATTGCCAATAAGTTAGATACTTCACTTGAGATGGCAAATAAAATTAAAGCGTTTGTTAACCAATGGCCATCATGGACTAACGCGGGATTCTCACTTGATAAGAACTCCCAAAAACATTATAAACTAACTAACGGATGTGAAGTTAAAGCGGTTGCGACCTCAAAGGATGCTTTACGTGGATTTACTCCGACAATATTAATATTTGATGAGGCGGCCTTTATTGAGGCCGATAGTGATTTTTGGCCTGCTTGTATGGCATCCCTATCTACAGGGGGTAAAGTGATTGTCGTTTCAACACCGAATGGTTATGATGCAATTTATTATGAAATCTATGACCAAGCATTAAGAAACATGAACGATTTTAAAATCACTGAAATGTTTTGGTATAGAGACCCAAGATATACTAAAGATTTATATCTTGTTAAGACAGATAATATTATTCATTATTTGTTAAACAAAGAAGAATACAATAAAGATAATATTATAAGTTGGGGTGATGTTTCATTTGAGGACAGAGACTACATTAAACTTAGAGAAATTATGGACGAGGGATATAAACCTTGTTCTTCTTGGTTTGAGGGAATGGTTAAAAAACTTAAATACGATAAAAGAAAAGTGTCACAAGAGTTGGAGTGTAATTTTTTGGGGTCAGG